AATGCAAAAATGGTTGCTGAGGCTAATGTAGCATTATTAAAACGAGCAAAATTATCGCCTGGGTCTGACATAGTTGTGCTAGTACTGAATGTGTATCCAACTGTAATACCACCAAATGAACCTTCAGCACCTTGTGCTCCAAGAGTACCTTGTACACCCTGTGAACCTACAGTTCCTTGAGTACCTTGTGCACCGTCAGTTCCTTGAGAACCTAATGTTCCTTGAGTTCCATCAGTGCCTTGAGAACCTACTGTTCCTTGCGCTCCTAATGTTCCTTGAGTGCCCTGAGAACCAACAGTTCCTTGTGTACCTTGAGAACCCAGTGTTCCCTGAGTTCCTTGAGAACCAACAGTTCCTTGTGTTCCCTCAGTACCTTGAGTACCAACTGCTCCTTGAGCACCTACTGTGCCTTGAGCACCAACAGTTCCTTGTGCACCTTCGGTGCCTTGAGTACCGACTGCTCCTTGAGAACCTACAGTTCCTTGAGCACCAACAGTTCCTTGAACTCCTTGAGTACCAGCACCAGTTGCTCCTTGAGCACCAGTAGTTCCTTGTGTGCCTGCTGCTTGCCATGCAGAACCGCTCCAAGTGCGTAAGTATCCCAGTACTGTGTCATAATAAATTTGACCAACTGTAGGGTCTGCTGGAGCAGTGGCTAAGTTTTGTATTCTTGCATTTTGTAATTCTAATTTGTTTAAATCAATTGGGGTTAAAAACTTACGGGCCATTTACATTATCTCCTTAAGATAAATACGCTTTTCCTGAAAAGGCTTGAGAGAACGAGACCGTAAGTGAGTTCGAATTCGTGTATGTTATTTCACCTTCATATATTGTACCCCCAGAGTCTACAACTGTAACGTTAGGCTTAAAGCCTAAATTATGAGTTATTACCCAAGAAGCACTAACTGATCCTTGAGTATGTTCATACGCTAATGCCTGTGGCTCTAGTGCACCGCTAGTTGTTCCAAAGTCTTGAGTACCAGAGGGTGTAGTTATTAAGATTACGTCATTTACTACAATTGGAACAGTAGTTCCTGGTCTTACGTACTGACTCATTCTGTTACCTCTTCTGTCTTAAATATCTTTCCTCTGACGTATGTTTGGGTGACTCCGTCTTTAGTTAACTGAACATCATAGTAAGAGGTTCGAGGTAACATACGTGTCTGTGTTCCAGTGAGTGCTAATTTTAGAGTACGAAGTCCTGCTCCGTCTGCTGTACCTACTACTGGAAATGTAATTGTAAAAGTTGTTATAACTCCAGGAATACCTACTCCTAGAATATCTGCTTTTGCGGTATAGGTGTCGACTTCAAAATCAAGAACAATAGTGAACTCGTAGGCATCTCCTTCATAGACAAAGAGGTCCTGAGTAACAATTGATACTGGAGTTTCCACATTGCCATAGGTAGGAGTAGGCAAGTGGACACGGGTAGCGGCTGAGCGGTCGTCGATCTCTTGTGGTTGAAAGATTGGCACGTAGTGATTAGTGGTCTTAGAAATTCTACGGAAACTAAAGACATCAATCTTATAAAGACCAATACCAAGTTGGGAACACAACTCTTTGTACTGTTGTTTTCTAGATTCAATCATCTGCATTAATTGTTGATAACGTTCAGACCTTGGAATTGTTACACCATCTGGAGCAAAGACGTTAATATCAAAAGCAGCATCATTAGCCAATGCATAGAGGGCTAGAGTTGATGCGTAAATAACTACGGGATACTCTTCAAGTGCAGGCATATTCTGCAGACTAACACTGCGACCGTAGGCATCGGTGTGGAAGGCTGAGTGTTCTAAAAACGCTGTGCTTATGTAAGATTGAACTTCGGTTGTTGTAAAGTATCTAAAGTAGTTTCCAGCAACAATTATTGCAGCATCTGCAGCAGGCACCGTATCAAAAACAATATAACCAGTTGCTTCTTCAACCTCTACATCATCAGATACATCTACTCCATTTACGTTACATATTAGATTTAATCCATCTAAAGGGGAGTAAGGAATTAGGTATCGGTTAGTAGTTCCATCAGCGGTAAACTGATAAACAAAAGACTTTGGGATATCGCCAATTTCAGACCGTAATCGATCCGCTAGGCTTGCAATCGTAGCCACATAACCTCCGTTAAAATTCTATGCCAATCATCTCGTGTATTAAGAATTTATTCAGCGCAAAAATAAAAAGGTCCAACTCCCAACTGGGAGGAGGGCGGGAACCAGTTGAGAGTCGGACTACTAGCGACGGCTAGTCTTTAGTTTGGCCGCCAAATGTAACCTAGTTGTTCTAGGTAATCGGCAAGAGATTTTGGAACCCTGTACTTAACACCTGCTTTAAAGGTGTAGGTATTGCCAACTCCATAACTCATATCATCAATGTCGGTGATTGTGCGAATGACAACCATGTCACCTGCAGTTGAAACTCCAACATTCTCGATTTCATCCAGTACTAATGGAGCATCTGGTTTTTTAGGATCAAAGACATCTTTTTCTAGACTCTCTGCCTCAAGTTGAGTAGCGATAGAAATTTCTTCTTTACGCTTTTTTAATGCTTCTGCATTTTTCTTTGCTGCTTGCTCCGCTGCTTTGCCTGTTGCATCAAGCGGACTTGTTTGTGTGTTTGCCACGGTGTTTATTCTCCTAAGTTAGTTAGAGGTGGCTGGGAGCCAAAAAAGGAGTAAGGCTCCCAGACACCAGGGTAAAACAAATTAGTTGGTGTAAACCTTAACAATTGCTTGATCGGTAATTACGCCAAGACCCCAAATTGCATACCAAGCAAGAGCGTGCTCACGACCGAAGTCAAGAACGCCACCATCACGAAGTTCAACTGGAAGAGAGATTGCGTGACCAAATGCGTTGTCACCAATCATGATTGATTCGTAAACTTCAGCACCGTTGCCAGTAGCAGTAGTTAGATAACCTTTTTCTGCTGTGTAATCTGCAGACTCTGGGTTTCCACCACTTCCTGGAGCAGTGTTAGCCTTAACAGGAACCTCAATCTGAGATGCTGGAAGACCAACAGAAGTTGAAGTTGTGTAAGCAGCGTTAACTGCCAACTTCTTAACCTGTGTTGTTTCGATGAATACTACGTCGTATAGACGACCGATTTCACCTAACATGAAGTTACCTGGAGCAGCGTACTTTGTAACTTCGATGAACTCTGGGTTCGAACGAATATCACGGGACTGCTTTGGGTGTACGAACTGTACATATGTCTCGCCTAAACGAGGGATGTTCTTACCAGCAAGGGTAAGAGCAGCATCCTTTACAGCACCAGTTGATAACTTGTAGTTACCATCAAGGTCTGACATTTGTGTTGCTACTGTACCTTCGTTGTACCAGTCATTAACACCTTGTACTGATGAACGGTCATAACCGAACACTGCAGAAGTTGCTGCAGACAGAGTGTTACGTGCTTGTACATCTAGGTATTGCGCCATTTGGCGTCCTAGAAGACGAGATGCTGAAGCCATTACATCATCGAATGATGCATTAAGTAGCAATTCAGAAACAGCAACGGCATAACCGTGTTCTGCTACTGTGATTGCAATTTGCTCTGCAGTAAGTGCATTCGTAGTCATACGAACACCTTCTGTTAGAGGAGTTGGATCTACTGCGAAGTTCTTGTAACGAAGGAAGTTCACACGAAGACCAGGTGCTACACCTAGTTCAGTCTTCTTAACTGCGAATTGTTCGAAACGAAGAATTGGCATTGCCTGGAACAAAATTTCTTTCGACCAGATTGTTTGAATTGCTTGGCTCAGGCTTGTATTTGAGCCTGAGTATGCGGTTGGGGCTCCTGCGAGTTGCCCTGTACCTGTAATTGCACTTGCCATTTAGGTCAAGTCCTTTCCTAGTAGTTGTTTGGGATTAACCGAACAGTCCCTGACCACGATTGCTGGCTGCTGTGCCAAGTAGTTTGGCTCTTTGTTTCGCATAATCCGCCAATGACATTTCCCTGATCGAATCAGGTGAGTACGATTTTTGTTCCGAATCATTATCGAGGGGTCCTGCGGCAGGATTAGTAATTCTAGTTCCTGCCATTTGTTGTCTTGCGCTTTGCATTGCTTGTTGAGCAGATGACAAAATTCGAGCAGATTTTTCTTTCAACATTGCGATGCTCTGCTCTACTTCATCCGCACTGTTGCCGTCAATCAAGTCAATCAATTCAGGAACAATATTGTCCCGCTCTTGTTCAACTCTTTGTTGACGATAATTCATAACTTCTTGGAACTTACGTTCCTGTTCTAATAGAGCAAAGGCACGTTCTCTCTCAAGACGCTCAGCCTCTAATTGAGACTGAAATTCTTGCTCCTTCTTTTTTAGGAGGTCTTTAAAAGAAAGTTCAGATTCCTCTTCTTCTTTCTTCTGTGCTTCTTTGCGAACTAACTCTTCAGCATTACGTTGTTCACGTTCTGCTTCTTTAGCGGCTTGTTCTTCACGAGCCTTCTTTAAAGATGAAAGTTCTTCTTTCATCTTTTCCATTTGAGGGTATAACTTTGCTTTCTCTTGTTCACGAGCCTTAGCAATGTCTTCTGCGCTATACACAGAACCTACCTCACTTGGATTTTCTTGTGCTGGTATTGCTGCCAGAATTTCTGGTGACAATAGATCAGCGGTTTCTACTGTATTTTCCATAGTTATCACTTATCTTTCTTGGGTCGTTGTCCGAATGCCTTTCGGCGTATCACTGGTTTTTAACGAGATAATTGCATTCTATTAAAATGCATATGTCTCGGTAAAATCTGATTTTACATCAGAATTTTAATTAATCCCTGTCTACTGTTCTTCTTTGTGGAATTTTTGTTCCATAAGCGTCAGTGACAAGTTTGTTTCTTATCTCAGCCTCTGCTTCAACTTCCATGCCTTTTGTTTCTTGACTGGCTGGATTTAAAGGATTATCAGCGTCTTGAGGGCCCTGCATTCCATCACCCATCATGTCTCCATCACCTATAACGGTGGGCTGCATCGGAATAGCGCTGTTTCCATCAGGTCCTGGCATCATGCCAGTCATGTCCATAATCTGTTTTTGAATTTGAATTTTTATAAGTTGTAGAGCACCATCAGCCTCAGCATCGGCCATGAGTTCTTTACGAATTTCTTGCAACTTCTCTTCAGGGAATTCTTCACCAAGTTGACGTAATGCACCCTCTTTAGACTCAAGTCCCATACCCAATTTAGTTTGAAGTTCATTAAGAACAATTAGTTTATCAAGAGGTAGAGGTTGTGGAAACTGTGCATAGTTAATATAGGTAACAGGATCGTTAGGATCTAGTTGTGGATACTGACCTTCTTTGATTGGTCCATCTTCATCTGGATTATAAATAAATGTCTGTGGTTCTTTAACTGCAAGAGTCTTCATTACTAATTCGTTTATCTTTTCTAAACCCTTACCATATTGTGCAACTTTTTGTGAGTAACGATTCATCAATGGTTGGTATTGAATAGAAAGAGCAACGCCAGAAGTATTTGAAATTGGTTGAACTTGTCCCAGTGCGGTTTCTGGAATGTTCATGAGTTCATGCATTGAGCGCTTTAATAGTTCTAGGTACTTTAAGGCTCCGTCTATACCTTGTGCACCACCTTCTAAGTTGAAGACTTGAGCATCTTTTGGAAGACCGCCCCAAACCTTCTTAGCGCCTTTTTCTAAGTTAGAGGCTTTAGCACCCACGATTACCGTTACTGGTGATGCGTGGTAGTTAATGATGTCTGCAACATCAGTGCTAATTTCGTTATATGCACGGTTTATAGTGATGATGTCGTGTGCGTCCGAGAGACCCCACGGTGATCCTGAAACAGGAACATTAGGAATATGAACTACAGGAATTACGCCCAAGGGATTTGGACGTGAATCAATTAGTTCATCATTTACGTACTCTTCAATAATGTCATCAGTAAGAATTTCAGTATAAGTAAATACTTGACGAGTACCTTCTAGAGATGTACCCCAGAAACGATATTTTTGTTTAAATCTTAAAAGTCTATTTCTATCATGTGGATGAAATTCTGGAAAACAGAAAGAGGAGTTCATAGGAAGAATACGAACACGACCAGGATGTAATAATCCTGCAGAGTCTGTCCAAGGTTCTTCGTATGCTACTTTAACAAAACAATCTCCTGTAATTCCGCCTTGCTGTCCCATTTCAAGTAGGACACGCATCTTGTCATTATCTACCGTCCAAACCCGTTCCAACCTGTCAGGTACAATCGCTTCAGTCGCTTTCGGAGACCTATAATGAACCCCACGACCAAAAGTAAAACGGGAAAGATAATCATTAAACGCCCGATAGTAGTTAACAGCGATTTGCATTTCGCCTTGCTCACGACGGTACCCCCAATGGTGACCTAGATACATTGCCCAATTTAATGAATAACGGTTTAGGCGAGGACCATGAACTTCAAATTCTTCGTCAGCAAGTTCTACTAATCCAAGTGGAGAAATAGAAATAGTTAAGTCAGATGATGCCGCTCTATATGACGGCGGACTAAAGTCCAAAAATGACATTACTTCTTGCCTTTATCTTTTTCTTTTTTAGAATTCTTTGTGTCTTTGTTACTTTCACGTTCTTTATTTTTTGCGTTCTCTTGTTTTTTCTTAGCCATATTTGCCCGACGACTTGCTTCAGTTGTTTCAACATACTGTCCGCCTGCTTGTTGATACTTTTTACTTACCCATGCCGATGCTCCAGGATTTGGATAGTTAGAATATTTTGCTCGTGCTTGAGCAACAAACATCGCATACAGTTTTGGGTTAGCAGGCTTACGCATTTACGTCTCCTCCGTAGATGACCAATCTCCGCTCATACCTTATAGTATGAACGGAGTTGGGTGTTAATAAGTAACTTAGTCGTTTACGACTGTTGGGGACTGACGTTGAGTCCGTCCACCTGAACGAGCAACTGTCTCAATCTGTGCTGCTGAGTAGTCGTTCATTGTTCCATGAGCAAACTCACCAAGAAATGTTGGTGCTTCTGTCCATGATGCAGAACCTACGTGAGCACGTTCAGCAAGTGTTTCTGCAGCAGGCTTTTGTATGAACTGGTGCATTTCGATTTGGACGACCTGCAGCGACGGCTGAACCTTGTTGCATTCCTAATTGAAAATCGTTTGGAATATCGGTATCAGTTGCGACACCCTCTTCAAAACGTAGTGGTCCACGGCGAGTTGCATTATCTGCACCCTTGCGCTCATAAACCTGTGGTGCACGCTCTGGGAAGCGAGGTGCTGGTGATATTGTCATTTATGACTCCTTAAGGATTGAATTGGGAAAGGCCTTTTCCTTGGTAATAGTTTCCACCCTTTTTGATCTAAATTGTTGTTTAACTAGAAAAAAGGATTGCTAGAGGCTACTACCTCTGGCATTACTAAGTCTTGGGTTAAGGAACAAGCAATGGATAAAGAATCTACAAAATCGTCATGTGCGTAGGATTCATCGGGGGCTGCTACAAGAAAATTTGGACCTTTATATTGTACTTCTGCATCAACCATCTGTTGATAAAACCGTTTCCATGTACGTAGGCGCCTAGTTTTTGCATGAGCGGGCCATGCAATCATTTTACGTTGAACTAATGCTTGTAGGTGTTTCCATCGTTTTGATTGTTCAGATGGGCTAGAAGTTAAAGACATAACCTCTGCTCTTGGTAATA